TTTGTTTTTCATTCATCATTCGATGTTGGACGTTCGATGTTCAATGTTCATCCCCTCCAACCTCAAACGACCCGTCAGGGCCTAATCTTTTTTTGCCGAATCCTTCTTTTTTACGCCGGTCACAGGTTTCATCTTCTTCCGGATGATCCCGTCCACCTGCACCGGGTCCAGGGGATCCACCTCGTCCCCTTTTTTCCAGCTCACCTTTGACCCGCCGTGGGTGAGCAGCACCACGGTTCCGTCCGGATACGTACTGCATGACAGCAGATATTTCTCGTCAATCCCATACGCCTTGCACGCCGCCGCCACCATCGCCTTATCGTTGCCGTTCTCTTCTTTCGCCATGATAACCTCCTATTTGCTTTTTTCATCCATCATCCATCTTCCCTCATCCATCGTTCCCTACGCCGCCATTGCCTCAACTGCATCCTCCCAATCCGGATGCCACAGCAGACTGGTACATCCGCACCGGATGGTGTTTTTCGCCGATCCCGCCGGGTCCTTGGGATACATGAGCTTTTCCCCGCCCACCAGGAATGGCTCGTCCACCGGGATGGGTCCGGGATCCCCTCCCGGCGCATACCTGGCCGCGGCCGCCTGGTGGTCCAGACGCGGGGATTTGGGGGAGTGCCCGTAAAACCAGACTTTTTTCAGCCCCGGTATCACGGATGCGGCCGCCTGCTTTCGGAGGTGGGACGCGGACTCCAGGATGCGCCCGGTCTCCGTACTCACGATGGTGTCGGCCCGGTCCCGGATGCTTTTGAAAATGGATTTGTCCTTAAAATTTCTCCCCACCGCCCCCAGGACTTCGTAGGGTGATTTCTGCCCCATGAGCCCCAGGGTGATCTCCGTGTTGATGCGCTTGACCGCATCTTTGGTCAGCCCGGTCACCAGATCCGAGGAATACCCCTGGAGAATGGACAGCATGGTGGTATCGATGGCGGGCATGGCCTGCCAGATCCCGATTTCCCGCAGCGGAAGATCCACCATGTCAATACCGTGATCCCAGAACTGCCGCTGCATGTCCTGCATCTCAACCCCGTATTTTTGGCCGAAATCCTCCAACGCCCGCTCGATGGCCGCCTTCATCTGGGGCAGGTAATATGCCTGCCATTCCGTGGACGCCACCGTGGCCGCCACTTCCTTTCTGGCATCCGACAGCATCCGAATCACGCGCTTCACCCCGTCATCGCTCATTTTGTCCGCCTGCTTCATGAGCTGCCTGACCTTGCGCTCAAATATTTTTTCTTTGCTCAAAGCCATAAAAACCTTCGGTTTTTTACGATGGATGATGGAAGACCGCTACGCTCGGAAGACGGACGCTTTTTCATCCATCGCCCATCATCCTTCTTCCATCTACTCATAATCCTCCGCCCCATCCGGAAGCGCATTTCCGGCCGCCTTAATCTCCGCGTCGGCATCAATATCCATGCCCAGCTGTCCGACCACAAACGCAAATATTTTTGTGGCTGTTTCCCTGGATATCCACTTGCTCTGCTCGGCCAGTCCCAGGGCCGTGGCCAGCTGGGGAACGCCGTTCACCAGCTTGGACATGTCTTTTTTGGAAATTTCCGGCATATTCACCACAAATTCCATGTCCGCTTCTTCCGCTCCCAGACGTCCTGCGATCACGGCCTGGTCGATCACAAACCGGATCACCTGGGTGAGTATGTTCTTGCACAGACGCTGGCGCTCATCCAGATCCTTGATGGGCACCTGGTCCATTGACTCCGCCTCTTTCTGGTACGCTTTTCCGCCCCCGCCGTACCAGGAGTCCGGACGCCCGGCGGATCCCAAAATAAACGCCTTGATGGTGTCAAATCCTTTGGAAAAATCCGTGGCCTTGAGATCCGGCGATACGGCATCCCACTCCACGTTTTCGTTGTGCGCGCGAATGGATCCTGGCTCGGGCGGCGGATTGTTTTGCAGCCATTCCCGGATCTGCTCTTCGGTCATGCCCTTGAGCAGCACGTCCCAGACGAAATTGAGCATAAATTCCGCGCGCTCCAGATAGTTGTACCCGGACCGCTCCAGGGCGTCGATCCAGTCAAACAAAGTCAAAAAATCACTGCGACCCCGGGAGCTGCTGGGCGCGGAATTGATTTTCCAGAAAAAACATTCCCCCACCATGCGGCCGTAGGTTTTGGAGTTGACGTCGGTGTCCCTGCGGATCACGGACATCTTTTTTCCGGGCTGGCCGCCGAATCCCTGCATATCCACGCGCACCTGGCGCTTGATGTTCATCTGGTTGACCCACACTTTGCCGATCTGGGACGGATCCTCGTATCCAAGGGTCACATGGCCGTTGTGCGGATTGACATTCACCGGCCAGAGCTGTTCTCCCAGGCAGCTCAACCACATGATCTGGTCCGGAAAGTCCAGGTCCATCCGGTTCTCCGGATCATCCCAGAACTGGTCGATGATCTCCTGAACACCCTCGTCTTCGGATGTCACGGTCACGGGCTCGGAAAACAAAAAACTTTTGTCCAGACGCGCCAGGCGGCGGAACATCAAAGAGTTGTCGAACATGAAATAGGCGATTTCAAACATGCGATCCTGGGTCATGGGGGACAGGTCCCTCAGATTCTGCCCGCCCGATCCCATGCGCCGGTACCCCTCGTTATTTGGATCATAACTTGCCGTAATGGGCAGCGCGGCTCGGGCCTGCGCAATTTCTTCTTTTACAATTTCACGAACCTCATCATCCGTTTTAAGTTCCGGCGATAACTTTCGAGCCATCCATTCCAATACGCTCATGCTAAATCCCTTTGGCCTTTGTCCTGTTTTTCATTCATCATTGGACGTTGGACGTTCGATGTTCGATGTTCATCCCTTCTTTTAAACCGCCCGAAAAATCCACCCATGCCTCTCCGCTGATTCCGTCCGCTCCCCCGAAACCGCGGCATTTTCGCCGGATCCGTTCCCGCGCACGCGGCCGGGATGTTGCTGCCCGCCGCATGAATGGCCAGCGCCAGCGCCCAGAACCGGTCCGCATGCCCGTCCTTGGTGCGTTCGGCTGTAAACCTGACATTGCCGGCGGATGTGGTTTCCCGGGTCACGGATCGCAAATCCGCCCGGATATCCGGGTCGAATGGAATCCGCAACTTGCGGTCTTCCATTTTCCCGCGCACCGGGTATGCCAGCTCCTCTTTGACCCGATTGGTAAAGGTCACCAGCTCTATTTTGTGCGCGCCGAATTGCCGCTGGGCGTCATCCCCCCAGCCGATCCCCAGGCCCGTATAGTCGATGCAGGTTCTGAAGACTACCGGCAGCCAGGGCCACAACACTTTTTCCTGATCCGGTTTGCTCATATTCCTGAGCGTAAGCACGGCACGGGTGTATAGTACGTCCCCCAGCTCTTCCAGTATCCACAGACAGGTCAAATCATTTTTTCTGCCGATATCCAGCCCGGCAAAAAGTCGCGGAATATGTTTGTCCGATGGCGGTCGGTCCAGCTCCCAGCCCTCATCCGCGCCGTACTCGCACCCGGCGATCAGGTCATACTCCAGAAATGCCGTATCATCATCACCGGGGATGCACATGTATTCCTGCAGGAAGGATTCCTCGTCCGCGCACCCGGATTTCACAAAATCAAAATATTCGGCCTCGTCCATTTCCTGCTGCTCGGCATCCTTATCCAGGGCCTGCTGCAATTTATACAAAAACCCCTGAGTCAAGGCGTCTTCCAGGGTCACCCTGTGATGGCTGATCTTTTTAGGATTGCCCTTTTCTATGATTTCCCGAATCAGCAAATTAAAAAAATTTCTGCTTCCCCGGTGCGTGGAGATCACTTCCAGCAGTCCGCCCCATGTCAAGCCCGGATAGGCGATGGACCACATTTTTCTTGGGTCCCCCAGCAATGCGAATTCGTCCAGCACGCGCCCCCCTCGCTTTCCGGCCTGAGCGTCCGGGTTGCTGCTCATGGAATAGATGCTTTTGCCGGAAGCAAACCGCAAGACCAGGGCGGTCAGCTTTTTCGCCGCATCGATCACGGTCTCTCCCAGGTCCTGGGCCGCCAGATCAAAAACATTTGCCCACATTTTGCAGTCTTCTAAAAACAGTTTCGCCTGTATTTCATCCCGGCTGGACACCCACTGGTCCCAGCGCGCGCCCTTCTTTGCCGTGCGTTCCACGGTCGGGTATGCCGTGCACCAGGACAATCCGATCTGCCGTGATTTTTCCATCAATTTCAACCGGTTGTTGTCCTTGATCCACCGCTCCTGATACGGCAGAAACAGGGCCTTTGGATTTGGTGGCAGTATTTTTGCACGCCCTTTTTTCATTCCGCCATCCTCAATACATCCCTGCGAATCGCCTTAATGGTTTCAGAAGACACGCCGGATTGTTTGGCGGTTTCCCCTGCGGTCTCCGCCGCCTCCTGGATGGCCTGGTACCGGATCTGTTTTTGACGCTTTTCGCTCCGCTCCACGATAGCGAACATCTTAGACAAACTGTCCATCACCCGGGAGTCGCGATCCTCCGGAAGCAGGCCCTCAACATAGTCATACTGATCGTCCAAAAGGTCCCTTGCCCGCTGCACGTAATTTCGTTTTTGCGCCCGCCGTTTGTCCCAGCCGTCCTGTTTCTCACCCGGCACCCTGCTTTCGGCCTTCCATCGCCTGAGTGTGGTGTCGCTGATATCCAGTTTTCTGGATATTTCAGGCATCGATCTTCCATCCGCATACAGATCAATGGCCAGCGGCTCCTTAATCGCCCGGTCTCCCTTGACGCCCATCAGACCAGTTTCCTTTTTATCCGGGCGATGGCGCCGTCCATTTCCGCGATGGACACATGCACGTCCCTAAAGTTTTCGAACAATGCCAGGACGCGCTCCAGATCCGTATCCTCGACCCTTACCAGTCCGGTGTTCAGCTCCCTGCAGATACCGTCATGAATGGTTTCGGCGCGGACGACCAGGTCTTTTCGCATCTTTTCATGGCCTGCCAGTTTGGCCTTTAATTGTGCGTACTCGCTCATAATGACGGGGCTCCTTTTGATCTTACAACCGGGCAAAACTGATTGCCTTTGATGGACTCCACCAGCTCGGTCTGGGTCTGGGTGTTCAGGGATACGACATCCACCACCTGCCTGTAGATGTCATCCAGGCGGCAAAACGATTTGGTGCAGTCCTCCACAAGCCGGCAGTTGCTTTCGTACAGGCGCTTGATCTCGGATACATCCTTTCTGTATTGCTCCAATATGGCCTGCTGCTCTTTTTTTCGGGCCGACTCCTGCCTCAAAAACCGCTTGTTGTCAAAGTACCAGATGATAAATATCAATCCGGAAAACCCGAGCGCCCGGAAAATTTCAAAAAAATACGATATTGGAGGCAGACCTGTTTCCGGCATTTTATGTCTCCTGTGCGTCGGTCAAAAACGTCTTGATGATTTCTTCCTGCGCATCCAGATGGCGATACAGCAACTCAAAATCATAGTCGGACAACATCTTTGCCGCCCCGGCGATCCCGGACAGGTCCGCGCCCGCAATTTGCGATGCCAGGGTGATGGAAGCCTGGACAACGCCGGGCAGCAGCCCGTATTTTTCTTCCAGATAACCCAGCAGCGTGGTATAGAGGATGCCGTATCCGTTCTGCGCCCGGGTCAGATAGGTCCGGATTTCGCACACAAAATCCATTGCCTGGTCCGCGGTATACGCATCCGCGGCCAGCCCGGCCAGGTTCCCGGTTTGCAGCACCCCGGCCACGTTTTCCAGAGAGATGCCGGTTGCGGACGATATCTCGCACAGCACCGAATACGACCCGTCCGGAATCTGGTCGCACACGGTCGTGGTCGTATTCGTGGTCTGCGTGGCCGCACACCCGAAAACAACTAAAAATGAAATGGCAAAAACAATCAGCTTTTTCATGATCCGCCTCCTTTACGGCGCCGTTAAAACCTTCCGTTTGTTTTTTGGATCAAACGCAAACGCCCCGAATCTGTTCACGGCCTCATATGTCCACCGCGCCCGGGGCCGTGACATTCCGGATTCAAGGTTGATCCGCCTGAATTCCTTGTTCACCTGATCCGCCCATTTTTGATTCAGCAGTCCCATTCTCAGGAGCTGGCACAATACATCGTGCACCAGGGACCCGGGAAGGATGTGTTTCAGATATTTTTTTTGAATCCACCCGGGCATGCGGTCCGCCAGCCACCGGCACGGCCCGCTGGGACCGTCCCACGCATATCCGGCCCGGATCAGCAGGTTGCCGTTGCATGACAGATACATATACCGATGGGAAACGGGCTGGTCCGGAAAAACAAGCACGCGGAGCGTGAAGTCCTCATAAAGCTGATGCCGGTATCCGGTTTTATACTTTATCTGCATTTGTCAGATCCTGAATCTGCTTGGTCTTGTCCTGGCTGGATTGGGTGGTGTTGAAAAAATACCCCACCGCAGTGGAAATCAGCCCGAACACATATGCCACCACCTGGGCCGAGTCCGCCTTGATCCACAAAAACGCGCCGCCGCCCAGAATGAGTATCAGCGCCAGCAGCTTGCGAAAGTCGGCCTTGTCCCGCAGCTCGCTCACGCGGCCCTGT